AACCACGAGACGCAAGATACTGTTCAAAACTGGGGTCGGCGGAACCTCCTGCAGACATATAAGGAATTTGTCCATTATCCATCCCCGCTTGTTGCATATCCGTTCCCGCAGCCAAAGCATCCCCCTCAGAAAGAAAAGGAGTTGGTCTAACCCCATACCCAGGCTGGTTTTGAGCCAGCAAAGGAGAATCAGGAAAAGCTTCAGGAAGATACTGCATAGGATTAGTTATCGCGCTTAAAACCCTAGCTGCTTTTTGCTGGGCAGAATTAAGCGGAGCGATAGGTGCTGATTGACCGTATTGGTAACCGCCCCTGTCGTCAGAAGGAGGAGGGGGGCGCAAATACTCTGAAGTTTGAGGAACTTGCCCAGATTGAATTGAAAGCCGTGGTTTGTCAAGAGACATTAGAAACCTCCACCTCCAGCTGCAGCAATAGCAGCCCTCATCATTGCATCACGCTGAGCCTGCTGTTGACTTTCCTGAGACCTAGTACGTTGCTGCGACACATCCGTAGCCAAATCTTCAGCAAACCGTGAGCGGCCAGTTTCCATAGACTCCAACTGTTGATTCAAACGGTTCTGAAATTCACCAAAACTACGAGCAAAATCACTAGAACGAATAGTACCTCTGCCTGCAAAATCATCCCGCAAACCACGGGTACCCCGGGCAGCAGTCGTATAAGGGTCATATTGCCCCTCAATATCAAAAGCCCCCGACACAGGCTGTACAAGAGGTTGTTCCCCTTGGGCGTCAGCGGCGGAACGCAAAGCTGATTGAGTGTTTGCTTCAAGAATGTTAGGCATTGCTGTAAATTTTTCGCCTGGGCGATAACCCATACGGTTTAAAGAAGTAGTGTAATCAGTTCCGTACCGTTCACCACGTTGTTGAGCACCTGTTTCAAAGTCTTGTAGGGCACGTTGAATGGAAGCAATTTGTGAGTTGTAGGCTGAGTCTCGCCAGTTTAAAGTTCTAGGTGCTGAGGGTTGGGAAGTTTGAGGTTGAGAAGTTTGAGGTTGAGAAGGTGCTGGAACGTTAGATTGGCTTTGAGTAGGGCCTCCACCACCCTGATTTTTAGTGGCCTGAGCACGCCGCTCAATTAACCGCGCACTAGGGGTAAAAGAGGCCTGCTTAGGCTGGTTCATCGGGTTCTCATAAAACCTAGCCATTAGTACATTCCAGACGAAGTTTTACCAGGAGCAGACGACAGGCGTTTCATCATCGCATCTTCACGAGCTTTCCTTCTCATCTCATCTTCCTCATTCTTACTTTTCTGAGGAGCAAGACGGTTGCCCATGCTTGATTTATCTCTGTACATTATGAAAGCCTCTTCCGTATAGCTTTACCCCTAGCAGCTGCCATATTGTCAACAAGGTTAGGGTAAGGACGACCAGCTGCTTCAGCACGAGACTTAGCAGCAGATTTTTGGGCAGGAGTCAAAGACTGGCGTTCGCTTTTAGGTTTTGGGTTTTTAGTGTCCCAAACTTTGTCCGGCATTATCCAAGTCTCCTAATTAAAGCATCGCGTCTAGCAGCAGCTTTATTGTCCCTAATAGTATAACCCGCCCTATTAGTTACCTTACCAACAGTTGGCATGGGACGTCCACTCCCATAATGTTTTTTACCTGCCCCATAAGGATTAAACCCACCGCCTCCCTGAGCCGGTGAGCTATAATCTTTACGAAAATTGTTCATTAAGCTAGTTTAACCTATTCTAAGTAATTTGAGCCGAAACAGTCTGCTTGGGGTTTACATACGTCATGAGAGAAAAGATACGTGCTGGGGAAGAATCGCTGGAACCATCTGTCGTGTGTTCGATAGTAAAATATATTTGACGGAAACGTAAGCTTTGCAAGAACTTCACAAAGATACGGGTGAACCGCACACCACCCTCAGTGACAGTGGTAGTTGTGGCGGGAGTACCGCTTGTGGGGCTACCCCATGTAAAAGCAAGTTCATCCTGCCAAGTAGCTGTATCAAAAAGTTGTTGCCATGTTGTCGCAAACACGTGAGAAATAACGTTTGCAGTACCTACGACAGTGCCCCTAAACGAAGCATCCAAACCCCACCAAAACAAACGCTTGTAAACAGAGCTTGCCTGATAGTTAAAGTTTTTTGTTTGAATAACACAATTAATGTTTTCTGTAACCTCATCATATTCGTCAACGATTTGAAGCAGAGGAGCAACCCTAGTTTCTCCAGCCCCAACATTAGTGTTTGAATGTGTCAAAACAATTGCTTTATCTTCGCTATTGCTCCGAATAAGCATTTTGCACAAAGAACCATACGTATCTGATTTCCAAGTAGTCCACGCCCGAGTCTGCAAACTGTAAACAAACATTGTGTCAAAATACGTAAAAATAATTCGTTTGTTAAACTCCGACACAGCATAATCATTATGTAACCCAGAAGTCACCGTAGAAGCAAAAGGTGTCTTAACGTTAATCTGGCTAGCCCGGTTATTCGTAAACTCATACGCTTTCTCGTCATACATAAAATAGATGTACGATTCAAACTGTGCCAAAGCGTAACGAGAGTTCAAACCCACCGTAGGCAAAACCAAAGACACTGTGGCAGCAGCCGGGTCCGAAGTGTACTGATACCCGTAAACAGAGTTCGTTCTAAAAATAAGCAACGTGTTAAAGTACACAACCAACTGAACAATGTTTTGACCGTCACCAGAACCAATATCAACAAAATCATTAGTAGCAATCCACAAACTAGCTGCAGCAATCGTTTGAGACCTATACAACCTAGTACCTTGACTAGTGCTATCTTGCCCCTCAGCAACCCACAAACGTTCCTTAAAAGTAACAATCAAATTACCTTCAGGCATATTACTGTCGGCAGTAAAACCACCACTAAGAGTCCAATACCCGCCAGGGTTAGTTGAACCGACAGGGGCCGTCAACCAAGCTTTATCATCAAACTGTGCAAAACCAGAAGCAGAAATAGTGTCCGTAATAAGTACCCACGCAGTACCACTAAAATAATAAGTTTTAGAAAGACCATCACTAGCCAACAAATAAGACTCGGTTTGAGACACCTGAAAATTACCCAAAAACTCAATATCGCCCGTCGCCTGCAACGGAAAATCAATATCCAAATCCTCAATAGGGGGACGCGATTTCAACGAACCATCCAGGTCCAACTCAAAATTTTGACAAACCGTCAGCTCATTATCGGCAATCGCAGTAGGGTCGCTAAACGTATTAAGGCCACCAACAAAAGGCCCTACCTGTATAGGTGCTCCTGGCATAGCCTCTCCTAAATGAGTTCGTAGACGGTGCCCTTTTCGTAGGTCATAGTTTGACCCAACATTTCGCTCTCACCGCGTTCAGCAATGCTCGTACTAAACTCTGCCTGCTTAGCAGCCATCATCTCCGGGTTTTCGTCCATCTCATAAGCACGCATCAAAACATAATTCACAACATCCGTAAAACAATCATCCGGAACCGACAAAACATCAGTACCCGTAACTGTCACATCAGTAGGCTGAGCAAAATAACGAATCGTCATCGTATAATTTTTATCCGGCTTAGGCCACAAAGTAATCTCCCCAGCCCACGTATACCAAAACTGTGGCGCCCCCGTTTCCGTAAACTCCGGGTCAGCCAAAGAAATACTCTCCTCCGCCTGAGAAATATTGATATTACCAATCCTGCGACCATTCAAAGACAAACTAGCGACATCATTAATTAATGGAGTAACCCCCGCAAGACTGTACGTGTACGTCCCAGCAGTAATAGCAATAGTTGCCACAGATGGAATAACACCGGCTGCTTCCGCAATTTCGTTCTGTGCGTCATTAATCCAACGAACAATGTCTTCATTGGTTAGCTGTACACCGGATTCGTCACCGAAAGCACGTTTTACGTAGTTGTAGACTTGGTTAACAGTTTTGGTGGGGTTACTGTAACTCATCGCTCAAACTTCTTTCCGTTGTGGGACATTGTGTGCTTCTTGTCCCGTCCACCGGAAGCCAAAAATTCGATATGTTCGATTCTATCTTCTATTTCGTCTTCTTGCTTTTTTGCTTCCATTA